GGGAGCAGGCCCGTGGGGTGAAAGCGGTGTAACCATTGTCTTGAGCGGCTGGGGCCGCTCTACCTGGAATACTGGTCCGTGGGGACAGCCTGCATCAGCGATTGCTTTTGCGACAGGTTCGGTTGGTACGGCTACTGTAGCCGCTGACGCGCTTGTCAGTGTCACTGGGGTATCTGCTACCGGGGTAGTTGGTGATGCCAATGTAGATGCGCCCGGAAATGTATTTGTCAGCAGTGTTGTTGGAACGGGCTATGTTGGATCAGTTACCGTTTATCACAATGGAATAGCTAATGTCACAGGGCTATCAGCTACAGGTTATGTAGGAACGGCTGCCCCAATAGGCAGCGTTGAAGTTAATGTAACCTCCCCCGGCTTAACAGCTTCAACCAACGCAGTAACCGTGACAGGAACGGGAAATGTTTCTGTTACCGGCCTTTCCGCTACCGCGACCGGCAGCGCAGTTACAGTAGATTTGCTCATAGAAGTCCCTGTCACCGGAGTTTCGGCTACTGCCGCTGTCGGTACTGTGACTGTTGTAAACAAAACCAATGTACATCCAGTAGGGGTATATGCCACGGGTTATGTAGGCAGAGTCCTTATCTGGGAGGAGATAGTTCCTTCCCAGACTCCTAACTGGATTCCTGTTGTTGACGCACAAACCCCCGGATGGACAGATATACCGACATAATGAGGTAATGAGATGGCAACGTATGTAAACAATTTAAGATTAAAAGAGATCGCCACTGGCGACGAGAGCGGTACATGGGGGGATTCGACCAATACCAACCTTGAGCTTATTGGCGAAGGTCTTGGTTACGGCACTGAACAGGTGGCGGCGGATTCCGATGAAACCTTTACTATGGCTGACGGGGTCGCAGATGGTATGCGGGGGATGTATCTTAAATTCACCTCTGCCGGTACTTTAACAGCGACCCGTACCCTGACACTTGCACCGAATACTGTTTCCAAGGTGTGGATTATCGAAAATGCCACTACCGGGGGACAGATCATTACGATCAAGCAGGGGTCGGGTGGAACAGTTAATGTCGCTAATGGCGACAGGGCTATGCTGTATACCGATGGAGCCGGAGCGGGTGGGGCTGTATTGACAGCCAATCCCAGTGAGGTTGGGGTAGGGACAGTAACCTCTGTTGCAACCAGCGGAACTGTTAATGGCATTACGCTTACGGGCGGCCCCATTACTAGCACTGGTACTGTGACTTTGGGTGGAACCCTTGGGAGTGTTGATCTTACTTCACAAATTACCGGAACCCTTCCCATTGCCAACGGTGGAACAAATTCCACTTCTACAACTTATTGCAGCCTTACAGCTAATGTTTCGGGGACTCTCCCTGTAGGAAATGGAGGAACAGGCGCTACCTCTCTGACAGCAGACAATGTAATTCTGGGTAATGGCACATCAGCGGTTCAAGTGGTTGCTCCCGGCACGGCGGGTAATGTATTGACAAGTGCAGGTGGAACGTGGGCATCAAGTACACCCGCCGCCCCCGGCGTATCAGCAGGACTTTCCATCGCACTGGCGATGGTAATGGGTTTTTAGGAGAAAATAGATGGCAAATCCCAATATAGTAAATGTAACAAGTATTCTAGGTGAATCAGCATTGCTTACGCCCAGTGATACAGCGGCTAACGTGCTGTTGTCCAACGCTGCCGCCAGCGGTAAGGTTTATAAAATTAACCAGATTGTGGCTGCTAACGTAGACGGAAGCAGTGCTGTTAACACTACTGTGTCGATTACAGACCAAGATGCTGGCGCTGGTACAGCTTATCCCATCGTTTCCACCGTTTCAGTACCGGCGGATGCTTCCTTGATTGTTGTAGACAAGACTACTGCGATCTACTTGATGGAAGATAAGTCGATTGTCGTCACAAGTGGGACAGCGAGCAAGATTGCTTACACCATAAGCTATGAAGTAATTGAAGATTAGTAAGGAGTAGGCTATGCCTATAGGCGATACTCTCGGCGGCTTTATACGTCCCGGTTACAATCCGTTATTAGTAGCGGATGCGCCCACTATTGGAACAGCATCGGAATCAGGGGCTGACGGAATCTCTATAGCTTTTACTGCGCCCTCGGATGTGGGTGGTGGTGCAATAACGAGTTATGAGGCATTCGCTACCGACACCGTTACTGCTGCGGTCTTTACCGCAAGCGGGTCATCTTCTCCCGTTGTGGTTACAGGTTTAACCAAAGGGCAAACTTATACTGTTACTGTTGGTGCTACTAACGCTTACGGGCCAAGCGGTATAAGTGCCGCAAGTAATAGCATTGCAATTTTTAATGGGGGGGAGCTTTGGTGTACGGGGGAAGGGGCTTATGGGCAGTTAGGTCAAGGTAGTATCACCGCTTATTCATCCCCTGTACAGGTCGGCGCTCTTACTACTTGGGCCACACCCTCTGGTGGTGAATTTATGCAGTTAGCCGTCAAAACTGATGGCACTCTATGGACATGGGGAAGCGGCGGTAGTGGTCGATTAGGTCATGGCAATACTACTAGCCTTTCTTCTCCAGTGCAGGTGGGCGCTCTTACCGATTGGGCGGTAGCGGCAGGGGGGAGCGAATTTTGTGCAGCCGTCAAAACTGATGGCACTCTATGGGCGTGGGGTAAAAACGCCTTTGGACAGTTAGGACAAGGCAATCTCACTGATTACTCTTCCCCTGTTCAGGTGGGCGCTCTTACTACATGGAGCGCAATAGCACTAGGGGCTTTCCATATAATAGCCACAAAAACCGATGGTACGCTTTGGGCAGTTGGGCGCAGCAATGAGGGGCAACTGGGTCAAGGCAATACCACCAACCATTCTTCACCCGTACAAGTTGGCGCACTTACTGATTGGACTACAGAAATTTCAGCAGGTTTTGGTACTAGCTTTGGTGTTAAATCTGACGGAACACTGTGGACTTGGGGGGATGGTGACAATGGCGCAACGGGTCACGGAAACACCACTAAAGTATCTTCTCCTGTTCAAGTCGGCGCACTTACTGATTGGAGTGAGATTACTGCTCAACAACTAGGAGGAGTATCTGTTAAAACTGATGGTACTCTGTGGGCATGGGGGCAGAACAACTATGGGCAGTTAGGCCAAGAGGACACTACTAACTATTCATCTCCTGTTCAGATTGGCGCTCTCACAGATTGGTCAAAATTAGGGTCTGGATCGAATTGTAATTTCTCTCTAAAAACCGATGGTACTTTATGGGCGTGGGGTTATAACGGCACGTATGGGCCGCTAGGCTTAGGCGATACGACCAACCGTTCCTCGCCTGTGCAGGTCGGTGCGCTTACTACTTGGGTTGTACTATCGAACCGATGGGCTAACAGTACGAACTTTTCAGCGGTCAAAACATCCTAATATGAAAACGAAATTATATTCAGAGGTAACTGATGCCTAATTACTCAGGTAAGTGGAAGCTACCCACTGTTATGCAAGCCGAGGGTGCGGGTACATGGTTTGTCCCAGCTAGAGAGCTATGGATGTGGGGATATAACAATAAGGGGCAACTGGGTCAAGGTAATACCACTACCTATTCTTCTCCTGTCCAAGTCGGCGCACTAACTGATTGGCTTATTCTGTCAGCGGGATATATATATTCAACGTCAATTAAAACAGATGGTACGCTATGGGCGTGGGGTAGCGGAGCCAATGGATGTTTAGGACTAGGTAATACAACTCTTTATTCTTCCCCTGTCCAAGTCGGCGCACTTACCACTTGGTTACAACTTGGATCGGGTGAGTACCACGGTGGTGCAATTAGAACAGACAATACGCTATGGAGCTGGGGGGGTAATGGTAACGGGCAGTTAGGTGTAGGTGATACCACGGTTCGTTCCTCTCCTACACAGGTCGGCGCATTGACTGATTGGTTATACCTATCCTCTGGATATAAATTTGGTATTGCCCTTAAAACAGACGGAACTCTGTGGGCTTGGGGCAAAAATGAATTTGGACAACTAGGCCAAGGTAATACAACTAGTTATTCTTCTCCGGTTCAAGTAGGCGCTCTCACTACATGGGAAGCAGTACAAGCCGGAAAATATTTGGTATTGGCTAAGAAAACTGATGGAACTATTTGGGCTTGGGGTAGAAATTATACAGGCCAATTGGGTGATGGAACCACTGTTGATAAAAGCTCACCAGTTCAAATAGGCGCACTTACTACATGGGATACTATTTCCGCTGGTGGACAAACCAATGATGGAGTTGGTGCGGCTACAAGGACTGACGGTACGCTATGGTTGTGGGGTAGTGGAGAGTATGGGAAGTTGGGCCAAGGTAACACAACTAATTATTCTTCCCCTGTCCAAGTTGGAGCATTAACCGATTGGTCTAAGATAATGGCTGGAAACAAATTTACCCACGCCATTAAAACTGATGGAACTATTTGGTCTTGGGGTAGAAACGACAAGGGCCAATTAGGTGATGGAAGTACTACCGATAGAAGCTCTCCCGTACAGATCGGTGCGCTTGCTACATGGAGTGTCCTCCCAAGCACCAGTGTTGCTCAGTCTACAGGGATGGCGATTCAACTAAAATGAAAAAGCAAATACATTTTATGTCAGGTGTACCCCGCTCCGGTTCTACGGTACTGGCGGCTATACTCAACCAGAACAAGCACACCCATGTTTCTACAACGTCAGGTGTGGTATTTGCTTTGGATGCGTTGGCTAATGTATGGCATTCACAGGGACTTCTTGGCGAGAACGACAAGGAGCGAACCAAACTGTCCCAGACTATGGGCGCGGTGATTGACACGTTCTACGAAGATGTTGAGGAGCCTGTCATTATAGACAAGGGCCGAGGCTGGCCTATTCCGACAATCCTCAGTGCAATGACACAGGTACTTGGGGAGAAACCCAAGATCGTTGCCACGGTACGTTCCATCCCTGACTGCATGGCCTCATTTGTGCGCGTGGCTAAACCTGACGACCTTGACGAGTTTATCTATTCTGGAATACTTAGCACCCATCTCAAGGCATCATACATAGCTATACAAACTGGTTATGAGTTTGCACCTGAGTGCTTTTGCATAGTGGAATACGAAGACCTTGTGGCTGACCCTGAAGCACAGCTTGCTCGCATCCATGAGTTCCTAGACCTGCCTGATTTTGATTATGACTTCACGGCGATTGACGGGACTAGCGTTCAGGAAGATGACGAGGAGATTCATGGCTATGAAGGTATGCACGACATCCAGCCTGTGCTTGCAAAGCAGCACAACGAAGACCCCAAAGACGTACTAAAGAATCATTACACTACCTTCTGTCAGCCTGAATTCTGGCTGGATAAACCCCGCACAACTCCTGAATTGCATGACCTAGACCTCCAGCTAACTGCGTCCAGAATGGGTAACTTTACCGAAGGCTGGCGTTTAAGCCGGAAGCTGGAACAGGATGAGCCTAACAACCATCGAGCGGCTTATAACCGTGGGTGGTACTTACTGCGTCAGGGAGAGATACAGAAAGGTTATCAGTTAATGGATCGTGGGCGAATAGAGGGGGTATTTGGAAATACAGTCCCTGATCTCCCTACCAAGCCGTGGGATGGCAAGACCAAAGGCACAGTGCTGTTATATCTGGAGGGTGGTCTGGGCGATCAAATCCATCAGGTGCGTTATGCCAAGTCTATTGCCGAGCGCGGATGTAAAGTAATCGTATCCTGTTCTGGCCCACTTGCGTCATTGTTCGTTGATGTCGAGGGCGTAAGCTCTGTTGTTCAGCATGAGGCGTGTTTTGGGACTTACCATGACTTCTATGTCCAGGGTATGTCTGCTGTTGTGCCGCTGGGTTTCGAGCTAGAAGACTTATCTGGTACGCCCTATATTACCAAGCCCAAAGCCATAAGAGGCTTTCGTAAGCGCATTGGTCTGCGCTGGCAGGGGCAGAGTATGTTTGAACACGAACACCACAAGAAGTTCCCCTATGAACTTATGTTCAACGCCGTGAAGGGTATAGATGCGGAGTTTATCTCCTTGCAGCGCGATGAAGCTGTGGAGGAATGTCCACCGTGGGTTGAGAAAGTTCCACTAGATACTTGGGAAGACACCAGACAGGCTACTGCATCATGTGACTTGGTGATCTCGTCCTGTACTTCGGTCAGTCATTTAGCGGCTTCGATGGGCGTTGAGACTTGGGTTGTTACCCCTGTCATGCCTTACTTCCTATATGCACAGGAGGGCAATACCTGCCCTTACTACGACACCATGAAATTAATGCGGCAAGAGACATTCGGTGATTGGAAAGCGCCTTTTGCCAGAATCAAGAAATCCCTAAGCGAAAAGAAGCAAGCGTTACGGAGAGTTAAATGAGCGGAAAATGGCCCGGAGGGATAATAAGCAAAACTGCTCCTACTGTTACCGGCCCTACGGACGGCGAAGGTGGCAGTGCATCGGGTATCTGGACACTGGATCAGGCAGCGGATTACGAGAAACAAGGTCTGTGGCCTAAGCCTGTAATTCCCAGAGAGCTTTGGACTTGGGGTTATAATGTTCACGGAGAATTAGGTGACGGCACAACTGTTGTTAAAAGTTCACCCGTTCAAGTAGGCGCACTCACTAATTGGTTACAGGTAACGTCTGGAAATTACCACATGATGGCCGCTAAGGCTGACGGTACTGCATGGTCTTGGGGGGAAGGGAATAATGGGAAATTAGGTCATGGAAATACTACAAGCCTTTCATCCCCTGTACAAATAGGGGCGCTTACTGATTGGGCGGCGAAAATATCGGCGGGTATGTTCAGTTCTTGGGCGGTTAAATCGAATGGTACTCTCTGGGCTTGGGGGGCTGGAGGCAATGGTGGATTAGGTCAAGGTAACACCACTTCCTATTCTTCCCCAGTTCAGGTCGGTGCGCTCACTGATTGGTTAAATGCAGCAGGGGGTTATTATTATTTTGCGGCGGTTAAAACCGATGGAACTTTATGGACTTGCGGTAAAAACAATTATGGGCAGCTAGGTGACGGGAGTACAACTGACAGAAGCTCACCTGTTCAAGTCGGCGCACTTACTGGTTGGCTGCAAGTAACAGCTAACTACAGACATTGCGGTGCGATTAAAACTGATGGGACTCTCTGGATGTGGGGTAGAGGTACGGGCGGTACACTTGGGGACGGGACTGGCGTTAATAAAAGTTCTCCGGTTCAGGTGGGAGCATTGACTACTTGGAGTGATGTATCGGTTAGCTACAAAAACACACTTGCACTTAAAACTGACGGTACTTTATGGGCTTGGGGCGATGGGGGTAGTGGTGCAAACGCTCAAGGCAATACCACTGATTATTCTTCTCCCGTACAAGTAGGGGCGCTCACTGATTGGTCAGACCTGAATGGCGAGGGGGGTATTCGGGGGGTGTATTCTGGTGCGGTACTTAAAAGCGATGGAACTGTATGGGCCTTTGGTAGTGGCGGCACTGGACGATTAGGCCAAGGTAATACAACTAACTATTCCTCACCAGTTCAAGTTGGTGCGCTCACTACATGGAAGACCTGCACAATGGGATTTTATAATATGGCGGGGTTAAAAGAACCTTAATTATTAAACAGGAGGCTATTATGGCTCTATATGTAAAAGTTGTAGATAACGAAGTAACACAGGTATGGGATACACAGCCTCCTGAAGGGGAAGCTGGCTGGAAATCAGCCGTTGAAGTGCGTCCTGACATTACTGATGGCAAGCAAATCTATACTGCTCATACGTTTGATCTCACTGCTGATCCGGTACAGATTGTTTACGGTGTGGAAGATTTGACTATAGCCCAGCGTAAAGAGGGGTTAATAAGTCAGGCTAAAAGTGCATATCAGCAGGTAGCCAATGAGCAGACTCAGCTTGAGGTGGCGGATGCGTCCGGTGATGCCGCAGCAGTCAGTGACGCTAAAGATGCGAAAGATCAAAACATTGCCGCTATTAACGCTTGTTCGACCCATGCGGACTTAGACGGGCTTTAGCATAGTAAGGGAGCAGTACTGTGACTGAAGAAGAGATGGCTCTGATGGTTGAGAGGGCAGCCGAAGCTGGCGCTAAAAAAGCCCTACGTGATGTGGGGTTATCTGATGACGATGCTAATGTTGATGTAAAAGAGTTAAGGAATTTGCTCGATTCCTTTCGCTCGGCAAAGCGCACAGTAGGTAAAACCATTGTTCAGGCGTTCACTACGTTGTTTCTTGCCGCACTGTTAGCAGGGGCTTATTTTAACTTCAACGGTAAACCCTAAAATGAAACTTGACCCAGTTTTGCTGGACACCGCATGTCGTTATTCTAATAAAGCATACAATGATCAGATACCTAACTCTATTAAGATTGAGTCTAAACTAACTTCTACAACCGCTTTTATTGTAAAGCGCAAAACGATTGACATCATTTGTTTTCGTGGAAGCAGAGGTTTGCATGATTGGCTATTCAACCTAAGCGCAGTACCCGTACCCTATGCAGGGAGGCTTTGCCACGGGGGGTTCGTCGCTGCCCATCTGTCAGTCTTTGGTAAAATAAAGAAACACCTTCATCCCAAGAAAAGAACCCTGTTTTGCGGTCATAGTTTAGGAGGCGCTCTTGCTGAGTTGTCAGCAGCCAAGCTGACCGGGAAACATCCTAACCTAAACTTAGTTGCGTTTGGTAAGCCCAATACATTTTTCAAAGGCTTCAAGCGCCCTATGGAGCTGGATAAGCAGCTATCCTGCGTTCACGCTTCTGATTTGATTGCGACCATCCCAAGATTTCTTTATGGGCCAAGCAAAAGCCAGACCATGCTCTACTTTGCCAACTCAGGGGAAGACTATATCGATCCAGAGAAGGCGTTCCGTACAAAAGATCGGCGTCTGAGCGGGATTGTATCCGACCATTTGATGGAAGGGTACACGGAACGTTTAGAGACATTTTTAACTAACCAAGCAAAACCAAAGGAAGAATTGGTGATAAGCAAAGAAGAAGCTCTTGAACTTAATAAGCTGATGGACGAGGTGGAGAATGGGTAGACTAATCCCTTTATTATTTCTTTTGGTTGGGTGTACACAGATTGAAGCTCTTGCAGTGAGCGAGGGAGACAATGCGTTTGCCTGTTTGAGGGGCGAATCTGCTGCTACAGCGGGAGTTTTTGGTGGAAACCTGAGCGGGATTACGGTGGAAGTTCCTGCCACGGTAGATACCAGTGGGTGGTCGGCTCAGGACTGGGCTACCTTGGCTGAAATTTGTGACTGAAAATGTGCCGGTTTTTGGTTTTGTTCGTGGGTATTGGGATAGGTTTGTATCCGGTACCCATACATTCTTCTTTGGTTGAGATAATAATAGAAGACGATATGGATAAACTGATTGCCATGCTTAAACGGCATGAGGGGGTAAAAACCCATGCTTATCGAGACAGCCTTGGTATTTTAACTATAGGTTGCGGGAGGAATATTTCTGACAGTGAGAGGCACCACGGACTGGGGATCAGTGAAGATGAAATAGACTATATGCTCCAGAACGATATTGACCGCACGATCAAGGAACTGAGTCGTGAATATCCGTGGTTCAATGAGATGGAGGAAGGTGCTAGGCGTGATGCAATTATTAATTTGCACTTCAATCTTGGCAGGGCGCGTTTTGCAGGATTTAAAAAAGCTATTGGTCATATGGAGATGGGTGATCATGACCAAGCTGCCCTTGAATTTCTTGATTCGCGCTGGGCAAAACAGGTAAAAGGTCGAGCGATAGAAGTTACCGATATGATTAAAACTGGGACATATACAGGATAAACAATGCTGGTTAAGTATGAATTTGAACCGGGTGTGAATCGGGAAGGAACTCAGCTAACGGCTGGAAGCGGCTGGTACGATGCCGACAAGATTCGTTTTCGTAAAGGCCGACCTGAGCAGATCGGCGGCTGGGCTAAGTATTCTGTTAACTCTTTCTTGGGGGTATGTCGGTCGTTGCTGGACTGGGTGGCTCAATCGGCTATAGATTACCTTGGTCTTGGTACGAACCTGAAGTTCTATATCAATGTAGGTGATGGTTACAATGATGTCACTCCAATACGAACCACCACCCTTGCTGGAGCGGTTACTTTTGCGGCATCAACAAGTTCGTCAACTCTCACGGTTACTAACACGAATCATGGGGCAGTCGTTAATGATTTTGTTACCTATTCGGGTGCTGTTACCTTGGGAGGAAACATCACCGCTGCGGTGTTGAATCAGGAATACCAGATCACTGAGATTACTAATCCGAATGAATACACGATTACGGCGAAAAACACTTTAGGGGTTACGGTAACAGCTAACGCGCTTGATACTGGCAATGGCGGCGCTGCTGTTGTCGGGGAATACCAGATCAATACAGGGCTAAACACTTATGTTGCGGCATCGGGGTTCGGTGCAGGCACATGGGGCAGTTCCGGTTGGGGTGGTTCAACGCCGATTGGCGCTGGTAACCAGCTCCGGTTATGGAGTCAGGACAATTTCGGTAACGATCTTCTCTTTTGTGTTCGTGGTGGTGGTATCTACTACTGGGATGAAAGCGTGGGAACCGGAACCAGAGGGATTGCTCTTGCTGACAAGTTAGGAGCAGTGAGTCCTCCAACTCTGGCGTTGCAGGTGATGGTGTCAGATACGGATCGTCACACGATTTGTTTTGGGTCTAACCCTATTGGCAGTACCACCCTCGATCCGTTGTTTGTGCGTTGGTCAGATCAGGAGAGTCCGTTTGACTGGACTCCTACATCTACCAATACCTCTGGAGGCGTAACGCTGACTGCTGGCTCCTACATTATCGGGGCAATTAAAACACGGCAGGAAATACTGATCTTTACCAATAACAGTATCCACTCCATGCGATTTTCGGGAGCGCCTTTCACCTACGAGTTTGATGTGGTGAACGAAGGCTTGTCGATGGTGTCACCCAATGCCGCCACTAACGCAGGTGATATGGTCTTCTTCATGGACAGAGGAGGCTTCTACTTCTATAACGGTTCGGTACAGAGGCTCAAGTGTACTGTGCTGGATTATGTTTTCAGCAATATAAATACCGCTCAGGAGTTCAAGATTTTCGCTACTGCCAGTCTCGATTTTTCCGAGGTGTACTGGTTCTATCCTGTAGGAAGCGGTAACACCGAATGTACCAATTATGTTAGTTATAATTATCTGGAGGATTCGTGGGCGATAGGCACTCTGGACAGGGCTGCGTGGATACCGGCTAATACCCGCACGTATCCCATTGCAGCCACCAACATAGTTTCTAGCAATGAGAATTATCTTTACAACCATGAAAATGGTTATGATGATGACGGTAGTGCGATGGAAGCCTATATAGAATCAGGTGGCATCCCTATAGGGGATGGTGAACAGTTCATGTTTGTGAGTCGCCTGATCCCTGACTTTCAGTTTCGCGGGGCTACTGGGAGTGCCTCAATGACGGTTACCTTCAAGGGTAAAGATTTTCCATTGAATTCAAGTAGTACGCTCGCAACCTCGACTGTTACGTCCACTTCCAACCAGTCCTTTATCCGGGCGAGAACGCGGGAATCGATCATCAGGGTAGCCAGTACCGGAACAGGTTATGGGTGGACGCTAGGAGAGATGAGGTTTGATGTTCGTGCAGACGGGAGGCGTTAATGGCACAAAAAACCAATTCAGTAGTATTGCCTACCGCCAATACTGCTTATGACTTCCAGAACGAACTGACAATGCGAAGAACGCTTGAGCGATCTTTCGCGGATGTTCAGGATAACCTCAATGAAGTAACAACCAAGGTTGGCAAGGAAGAATCCTTGGCCATGAAACGGTTTCAGTTCTTGCTGATGGGAGCGGTTAATGGCTGATGCGATCAAGGTACTTGGACAGCTTGATGCAGCGGCGACCACAAGTGAAACGCTTTATACCGTGCCTGACCTTAATTTAACGACTGTCAGCTCTCTGGTGGTCTGTAACCGGAACGGTTCAGCCGAGACCTTTCGTGTGAGTGTACATGTTGAGGGCGCAGTCGCCAATGTCAAGCAATACCTTTACTATGACAAAGAAGTGCCAGCCAATGATTCGCTGGCGATAATTATCGGAATGACTCTTAACCAGGCTGATGTGGTTAAAGTTTATGCCGGAGGAACCGGCATGAGTTTTAACCTTTTCGGCGTGGAAACAAGTTAGGATTAAACTATGAATATGCAGCCGCCATTACAGAGAACGGCAAACCAGCTATCCGACTACGGCAGGTTCGGGGACAGTACCCTTGTCCACATGAATCCTGCCGAGGTGAGTGGTCTGGCAGCGATGTCCCCGACAGGCGAGCTAACCATAAACCCTGTTACTGGTCAGCCTGAAGCATTCCTGCCTTTCCTTGCGCCAATTTTTGGCAGCTTGGCGGGGGGAGCTTTGGCTGGCGGTGCTGCTTGGGGCAGCGCCTTGGGTGCGGGTCTTGCAACATGGGCAGAAAGTGGGGATTTCGAGAAAGGATTGATAAGTGGTGTTACTGGTTTTGGTTTAGGTAAGCTTCTTGGGGCGGGCGCAACAACGGCAGAGGGTTTATCCTCTGAATTATCTAATGTGGCCGGAACCGAAGCGGCTTTGGCTACGGCAGGGGAAGCTGTTCCTGCTGGGTACATTCCAAGTGAGGCTGTGATGGAATCTACTTTAGCGGGGCAGGCTGCTAACCCTATTATCCCCCCTTCTTATGATCCTTTTGATCCTACTAATGTTCGCTTTCAAGAAGCGGCGGGGATTACACAATTTTCTCCTGCACAGCAGGGGTATGCAGATGCCTATTCGGGTCTTCAGGGAGCGGAGGCCAAGCTGGCTCAGGGGTATGCTGACATGGGTGTTGGAGAGAGGTTGGGAGCAACCTTTAGCGGTGAAGGCTTGGCAGCAATGGGTCAGGAACTGAAAAACCCAATGGCTTCTCTTCCTATCGCACTTGGAGCAGGGACGAGGGCAAACGTAGAACAACAGGAATTTATGGAGGATTTGCGAAAGGGTGGCTTACGAGATCAGGCTGCCAAGAACCGCAGGTTCGAGGGTATCCTGCATAACGCACGGGAAGTGGCCTCCAGAACTCGCGGGACAAACCCTTACCAGAATCCGTTTAAGTCAGCCGCAGGCGGCATAGTTGGTTACAACGGTGGTGGGGCGATAAATGGCCATACGCACTTACCCGGTGACCCTGACGATCACTCAACAGGAAATTACGCTCGCCCCCGTAATACTACAATGATTGACCCTTTGACGGGTGATTATTCTGTAAATACAGTAGCCGGTTCAGGGGCAGAGCAACAGTCCTTCCTGCGTGGTAAGTTTGAGCAACAGGCTCCTCCTGATTACCGGCATGGTTTTGAAAAAGAATTTGATTTCTTCGAGCAGGTGGAAGAGCCGGAGCTTGATCGCAGCTATGACCTGTTCGGTGGTGGGGCATCGGATTATCTGGCTGGAATGTATGGTCTGAACGAAGAGCAATTAGCGGCGTTCTATGACCAGATAGAGGGTTTAGCACCCGAAGATCGTACCTTGGCGAGTTTTGACAGCATCTTCAGCCAGTTCAGTGGTGCGCGGGGTGGTATTAGTAATCTTGCCGCAGGGATAGAGGAAACGACCGCAGGCGATACAGTGATTACTGCCGGTGATCCGGCAGATACAACAACCATCTTTAGTGGTGACGACCCTGATATTGTTGATGACACTCTCACTTCGACCGCTGGGGTCAACTTATTGACCCAGCTACAGTCGATTAGCCCCAATGTTGACGGTGACTACACTCAGGAAGAGGCGGATGCGATTGTTGATCTTATTGCTGGCGGAGCTGATAGACAGCAGATAGCTGACTACTACGGCATGACTCTTACTGAGTTGATGGACTACTACAACACCCTTACTGGTGCCGGAACCACTGTTGTTGATGATGGAACCACTGTTGTTGATGATGGAACCACTGTTGTTGATGATGGAACCACCACAGACACCGCTGTTGTTGAGACTCTAACCCCTAGCAACGTGCTTTACGATGCTGCTGGAAATGTATATGAAGATCAGCCCGGCTGGACAAATAGCACTGTCGCTTCGTATCTGGCTGACGGGACTTTAACCGATGAGGAAGCTGCTGGTATTGCTGGTCTCTTGGACGTCAGTTCAGAAGAAGGCAAAGCGGCCATTATGGGAACCTTTGGTGCGTTTGATGATTCGTTTGCCACTCAATTTCAAACTTACCTAGACTCTCTAGGGGACACTACAGACACCACTGTTGTTGATGACACCCCTGTCGTAGTTGACGATACAGACTATCTTTATGATGATTCTGGAACTAGGCATGACGTACAACCGGGCTGGACAAATAGCACTGTCGCTTCGTATCTGGCTGACGGTACGTTAACCGATGAGGAAGCTGCTGGTATTGCTGGTCTTTTGGAAGCTAGTTCGGATGAAGGTGATGCGGCCATTATGGGAACCTTCGGTGCATTTGATGGCTCGTTTGCAACCCAATTTCAGGCTTACCTAGACTCTCTAGAGGATGACACCACAGTTGTTGATGACACCACAGTTGTTGATGATACGACTGTTGTTGATGATACGACTGTTGTTGATGATACGACTGTTGTTGATGATACGACTGTTGTTGATGATACAACTGTTGTTGATGATACGACTGTTGTTGATGACGATACTCCAGCGTGGCAGACCGCGCTGAATGAAATAACACCCGCTAGTGAGGTGGATGGCGATTATTCTGAAGCGGAGGCTGATGCAGTTTGGAATCTTTATATGGATGGTGAGGCATCTGCCCAGCAGATTGCGGATTACTACGGGATGAGTGTGGATGATTTTCTGGCTGCTGTGAATCAGATAAGTACCGAGAAAGCTGGTGATACATACAATGCTGCGATTGACACTAGCACCCTTGAAGGCGCAGCGACTGTCCCAACAGTAACTGAAGACCAGATAGCCACCATAATTGGTGACACTACTGCTACGGATGCTGGGCAGATGCCTGAGACTGAGGCATGGGATACCCTAGGAACGGGTTATATCGGGGATGATGCCGGAACCCTTGAGGCGGCTTATGCTACTGCCGAGTACGACAATATGATGGAGCAGCAGCAGAATATCCGAGATTTTGTGGCCGACAATTATGGAGAGCCTCCTTATACCCAAGAGCAGGCTCTGGATTTTGCCGCTGGGGCGATAGATGTTGATTTAGCCGCAGAGGATGTGGCGGCTGCCCTCGATATTCCCCTTGAAACTGTTCAGGCTCTCTATGCTGCCGTTAGTCAGGGCGCGGCGGCTACTGGAGGCCGGGTAGGTACACGCCAGTTCATGACCCCAGCAGGGCGCGTATATTTACAGGCCGGTGGTATTGCGGATATTCCGGTAGAGGCTCCAATGCCGGAACAGGTGGTGGAAGAGACCTTTGTCGAGGAAACCGTTGAAACAGATTACCCTGAGCTGGTTGACATGACGATAGAGGCGATCAAGGGCAACATTGAAGATTCAGATGCGGTTATCGAGCAGTTCATTGCAGAGTATGGGGCAGAGGCGTTTCAGCAGTTGAGGGATGCCGTTCTTAAATCGGTGGCCGGTAACCCGGAAGCACAGACAGAAGGTGTAATTTCAGGGGCTGGTGCAGGGATGGATGATGAGGTCATGGGTGTTATCGGAGAGGCGCAGGAGATAGCGGTCTCACCCGGGGAGTATATTGTAGCCGCTGATGTGGTGTCAGGACTCGGTGATGGCAGTTCAGATGCAGGAGCTGATATTCTGGATGTCATGATGCAGGATGTGCGTAATGCGCGTACTGGCGGAAGGCAGCCCAAAAAGATTAACCGCAGCGCGGTGATGCCAGCATGAGGCGTATTAGAAAATTAACAGATGCCCCAAAAGATTTCAAAAATGTAGTTGATTTTGTTGTACAAAATTTTGTGCCAGAGCATGACATGGGAGTTTTAAGTGCGTCTAACCTCAACTTAGGGAAAGGTATGAAGTGGGTAGCATTTAACATAAGAGAAGCTGTGTTTGTTGTAGAAGATGATGGAAAGTTAATCGGCACTATAGGACTCAATAAAACATCGCCTTGGTATTCTGATGCAGAATACCTGACAGACGGTTGGTTTTACGTTTTGCCACAGTATAGAAAAAAAGGTGTAGCTGGAATTTTAATAGAAGCTGCGAAAGATTATGCAAAAGAAAAAAGCCTGCCTTTAATCGTAGGCGTTTTCAGTAAAGAAGATGCCTTAGGAAAGGCCGCTATTATGAATAAACTTGGATTGATTACAGTTGGCGGTTTATTCGCCACGGGAGTTTAACTATGTGCTTCGGCGGTGGCGGTGGTCAAAACACAGTTTCCACGACTCAGGTTGAGACTTTACCTGAAGAACTCGTACCCTTTTATGAAGACCTGCTGGATCGGGGTACTTACGAGTCTCTGACCGGGTACACGACGTACCCCGGTAGACGACTAGCGGAATTCGATCCCTACGAAGGGGGCGCTCAGGAGGCGTATGCCGAGATGGCGTTGGCTGGAACCCCTGAATCCTTCAGGGAGGCGCAGTCGTTAGCCAGAGAATCGGCTATTGGAAGTCCTTATCAGCGGGCGATGATGGCTGATCAGGCTACCCGTGAAATGATGCGGGGTGTGGGTGAATACCGCAGGGAGCGTCCACAATTTGCTGATATCAGGACGGGGGCAGTGGACTTTACGCAGCCGGGAACTCAAGAAGCCTATCTGGCGGATCAAGGGGGTATAACTGATCTGGGGGGAGAGGACGTAGCCGATGTTACGATAGATGAATTTGGAGATGCGGGGATTCTTGAATCGTACATGAATCCCTACCAGCAGAACTTTTTAGATGTTCAGAAAAGGCTTGCCAGAGAGGAGTCCGAGAAAGCGGCTAACCAGATTGCCGCTCAAGCGGCTATGTCAGGTGGTCTTGGGGGTTATCGTGAAGGGGTGATGCAGTCAGAACGAGAGCGTAATCTCGGTCTTCAGCTTGGTGATATTCAGTCCCGTGGGGATATGGAAAATTATCTACAGGCACGACAGGCTTTTGAAGCAGACAGGGCAGCACAGTATGAGACCGATGTTGCTAACCGACAGGCAGCCCTACAGTTTGGAGAGGCAGATAGACAGGCAGCTTTTCAGGATTTAGCTCAGGCACGACAAGCCTTTGAGCAAGACCGTCAGGCAAATATCCAGCGAGCCGAGTTCAACAGAGCAGGTCTTGGTGAGGCAGCCCAGTTAGGTATGCAGGGTTACGGAACATTAGGACAGGACATTGACCGCAGAATGATGGCTGGGCAGAGGATGAGTGATCTTGCCGGAACCCGTCAGGCGATGGACATTAGCCGTCTGGGACAGCTTGAGGCGGCCGGACAGCGCCGTAGAGCGCTTGCACAACGGGGGCTTGACATCGGTTACCAAGACTTCTTGCGTCAACAGACGTTCCCCAGAGAGCAGCTCAACTTGTACAGCAGCATGTTGCGTGGGCTTCCAGTGGGGCCGGGGCAATCGCAGGTTGTGTATGGTAACCAGCCCAGCGCTGCACAGCAGCTTGTTGGTGCGGGGATAAGCGGTATCGGGCTTTATAATGCCATGAGCGGTGGCGGTGGTGGCCGCTGGGGAGGCGTATAATGCTTCAGAATATTCTTGAACAGGAAGATTTTATAAAAGGCTTGCCCGATGCGTCCCTCTATGGAGAGATGGAGCAGCCTTCAGGACAGCTCCCCCAGTTTCTGGTGCTGTCTGAAATACAGCGCCGGACAGATATGCGTGAACGATATGAGGCTACTCAAGAGCAGCCCGAAGGTACAGTTAGCGAACAAATAATTGCTGGGGGGTTGCGTGGCATGATGCCCGATCCCATGACGATGGCTTCCCAGACAATGGGTTCTCCCATCCCTACTGACCCTACTTCCCAAGTGCCTGCGGTTGCGGCAGGTGCGCCCCCTCCTCCCACTGGGGGTACGGCCATTGGAAACTCCGGTTTGGCGGGGATGGGAGGGCAACCCCAAGGGATGGCTTCAGGCGGTATTATTGGATATCAAGAGGGGCGACAGGTAGAGGATGAATCATACCTGTTTGATAAAGCTACAGGAATCCGAGACCGTGACCCCAATGCTGCCGTTGGGCATTTAGTTGATTACGATCCTATGGGGCCAATTGACCCAAGCAGTGAAAGGGGTCTTCAACTTATAGAAGATTTAGATAGGAAGAGAAGACAGTACGGGGATAGAACTTTCAGAGAAGCTTTAAATGATTTGATTGACTGGCGTTCAGCACCGGGTACTACGACGCTAGAGAGTACAATTGAATTCTTGTCTGATATAGGAAGCAGAAAGGAGTTTATGGAAGAAAATCCTCACCTTATAGAAACCATAAATTCTTTAGAAGAGCATAGAGAAAACATATTAAGGATGCGAGAACAGGCGGAAACAGAGGAAGCCGCTTCAGGCGGCGTTATTGGAATGCAGAAAGGTGGAGCTTTTGGCCCTGAATACCATGCGTTACAAGAACAGAGAAGAGAGTTGGCTCCTTATATGAATCCATTCTCTGGGTCTTATTCGCCTGCGGTGAGTAGTGCTGCCCAGACTATGGTAGGACAAAGTCAAGAAGCTTATCGTGGGGCTTTGGGGAAGGAAGCGCGTATTAGAAAAGAAGAGGAGCGGTTAAGGGAGATAGAGGCGATTGAAAGGTTCGGCGGGGTTGTTCCTGAAGAACTTAAAGAGACTTATTTATTAGAAGGGGATATTGAAAGTGAGTATGGGGCAGGAACCCCTCTCCCCGAAGAGCTTCTTAGACCCCTTGAGGATGTTGGTAATATTGCAGAGATTGTTGCAGATATGACTGGGGAAGAAATTGGGACGGAATATACAGGGACAGCTACCAGACCAATTGGTGGGGGTGATGCTGATCTTGTTGGAACTGATACGGCAGCGGATGCAGATTCATTTCAACTTCAAGACGTACTAAATGAATTTGAGACTGCCCAAGAACTGGGGGGTGAGGAACTTACTTCCGCCTACGCGGATATCAGTGGCGCTATTGGGCAGGATGCCGCCGACCAGCGGAAGCTGCCAGGTACACTTGACAGGAGCGGAGTGACGGATGCACTTACTGCCCTCGTAGAAGGAGGGGCGGAGCGGTTAGAAGCGCGGCGTGGATCAACCCAAGAACTTATTAATCAGATCAGAGAGGAAGGAAGACGCGATGCGTTTAGTGCTGCAATGATGCAGCTTGGCGCTGGTGTGGCCGGTGGTGACATGAGCGGAGGTTTACAGCGTGCCGGTGAGGCTGCTACCTCTATAAACGCCTTGGCCAGAGATGCTGCCAGAGCGGAGGGCAGAAGCTTCAGGGATTATGAAGAGGCTGCCTTGGCTCAAGCAGATGAGTTTGGCTTGAAGTCTGCCACGTTTGAGTATGAGGAAGGGAGAGATGAAGCTATTAGAGGCGAGGAGATACGCCAATGGGAGGAGACATATGGTCTCCAGGCACACGTTGCCGAAACGGATCGTCTGCTGAAAGAGGCAGCGCATGACTTGAGCGCAGCCGAGCTGCGTAGCCTGAATGTTAATCGAGCCCGAACCCTTGAGGCAGCGGCTGAGAAAATTGAATTTGACCTTACTAAAGAAGAAGGGGTTGATCTGCGTGCTGCCACAACTTCATTTGAAAACTATATGGAGACAATACAAGAGGCGGCTGAGGATATGGGTGCTGCATTCCTTCCAGAGGCGAAACTGGAATTTATAAGAGAAAATCAGCTCATGATACTTAAAGCGTTGAGACCAAGGCTGAGTGATGAATTTTACAATGCCTTTATAAACGCCTTGGAGGGGGAAGGTGGAGGTCCGCCTAGCGCTACAGCCAGTTTATCCGATGAAAAGTACAGGATGTAATAATTCATGCCTGACTCCGCCTTTAATTATGCGCTCGCTAAAGAGGATGGTTTTAGTGATGAGCAAATTGCTTCTCATCTAGCGAAAGAACGTGGCTTTGACCTAGATTTAGCCATCCAAGATGGCTTTGATTATTCCCAAATCGCGCAACATCTAGCAGGCGAACAGGCTGAACCTGAATACGACAGAACTGTGTGGGGTCAGACCAAGGAGTTTGCCAAGGCTATTCCCCGCGGATTTGGTCAGGGCATGCTTGGGGCTGTAGAGGGCATAGCCGAACTGGCTGATGCCGCTACCAACGTCATTGGTCTGGACGATCTGATTGATTCTGGTGATGACAATGCGGTAGTCGCCGCTGCCAGAAAAGGTCAGCAGGCACTCAACAACTCCTTCATGGGTCCAGATGTGGCTTATCAGGATGCATGGATGACCAAATTTGGTCAGGGCTTGGGTTCCCTGGCCACCTTCCTTACCCCAGGCGTGGCTCTACGGTTA